CAATTATACGATATTGGCTCGTAATTTTCATCTTCATCTAGCTTCTTAAATTCTTCACGGTAGTGCTTGGCTATCTCAGCGCGTAACTTCTTGGTCGTGGGCATCATCACATTCCACTTCTCGCGCAGCATCTCCATGTGTCCAGCGCCAAACTTGTCCATGCAGAATGCGGTGAACTCAAAGGGGTTGGCTGTGAACTTCATGTGGCAGTAGTGGCACAGGCACAGTGCGTTGTCCATACTCCAGCGCACAGACTTGGCTGCTCTCCCGTAGATGTGGGCGCACTCCATCCTGGCACCTACCTTGTGACAGTGCTCACATACGTAGCCAGCCTTCTTCCTGACTACATCACTGAACCATTTATCCGCTGCGTCTCTTCTGATTGCCATCTATATCATCCTTTGTGGGGAACTTAACGTAAATGTCATGGGTTTCACTCAAGTGTAGCGCAAGTGTATCAGCAACCATAACCATTTGCTCTGTCGTCAAGTCTCTGGTTGACGTGGTATCAGGGTACATAGCCTGCTGAACAGCCATCCACATCAGCTTCTTGACCCTCTCCTTAGTCCACGGTGTGTCGATGTCTGCCTTTAGTATCTGGCTGCTTACGGTGTACCAGTACCCTGCATCATTGCACCTCTTTGCTATGTCCTCACAGAAGACATGCATGGCATTGTTCTGCGCAGGGGTGCGCGGCTTCCCATGTTGATACGTGAACGTGATGTACGGCTTCTTGGTATACAGCTCATCCACAAACTCTTTAAACGACTCCTTCTTGGACTCACTGTTTACAGTGTATGCTTCACCCATTACAGCTTCCCCCTTAACCACTTTCCCTCCAGCCCTCCTTGTTTGGTTTCGCAGCGAGGCAAGCTTAACCGCATCTCTCTTTGCCTCTTGGTGGCACCGCGACAGTTCTCAAAAGGCTTATCCTGTTTTGGTCGGACAGCGTTGTCAGTGGCAACCCGTGTACCCTTTGGGTAATCAATCATCTCTCTTTGAATACGCCCTTTGATTGCATCGCCAGACACGCCAGCAGCGTTGCCTAGTTCTCGATACGTATAGTATTCACCGTTAACCAAGTTTTTGTTTTTATGCCCGATGTATTTGATCAGGGTAGCATTGCGGTTACGGTGGTTCTTGTTGCCGCCATAGTTCTGGTACCCCATGCAATCGTTTGACTGTTTCATAATAATTCCTCATTCAGCCCATGATCTATCAACCAGCTTGTCCATGACAGACACTGACTTAATAGAATCAGGGTTGGTTCGTGTTTGCGTTTGTTGATCAAGAACCTCATCTTCCCAGCGCTTCTGGTTCAGGTAGGTACTGGCATGAAGGATGTATGACTGGTTATCTTTGCGCCACTCACCCTTCTCCACCCTCTCCCTGACGTTGTCGAGTATCAACTGCATGATATGTGCATCAGGTCGTAGCTTTGCCCATGCTTTCCTGGCCGCTTCCTTACCTGCTTTACGAGGATAGAACCTCCAGAATGAATCAAAGTCACCTATACTATTAACTGTAATATTCTTTGTAGTATTAACTGTACTATTATCTACAAAGTTTTCTTGTATAGGGCCATCAAGTTTTCTTGTAGGGGTATGTAAGTTTTCTTGTATACCCTCCCCAAGAATTCTTATATACCTATTTAAGATGTGTTTACTACCTTCCTTGTAGTTCATCTCCACTGTAATGTGCCCAGCATCCTTTAGGTTCCCTATCCAGGTTGAGATAGATGTCTTGCTTACCTCGTATAGATCAGCAAAGTATTGATTACCCGCCCAGCAGAAGCCTTCTTGGTGGCACAGTGCAGTAATCTCACCATACAGCAGCTTGGCGTTTGGCGTTAACCTTTGGTCATACCTCACAGTCGCTGGGATGATTGCATAATACGCTGGCTTGTCCATCACTCACCCGCCGCAATGAACTCTGACACCCTCACACCGAACATGTCAGCAAGTTGTTGCAACGTCGCGCAGCTTGGTGAACGATGCCCGTTACGTATCAAACTAATAGTAGATGGGTGCAGCTTTGACTCCCTGCTGAGGTCAGCCTGGATGAAGTTCTGCGATTCCATGAAGTGATTAATTGATTTGTTTATGTCCATGTATTTCTCCTGTTGTGTGAAAGCTAAAGTGCTGCTTAAGAAATCCTTAAGTGAGCTGGCATCATAACCACGATAAAATTAATTTACAACAAAAGTTTGCATCTCGTAACAATCTGTGTAAAATAGATCGCACACACAACTAGGAATGATTATGTACAACTATGAATCCCCCCAACGCACTGGCTCTCCGTGCGATGACCAAGACCATACACTGCAAGCATTATTCGACAGCATGACTGATTACGAGCGTGGAGAATACGACTACATCCACCATCATGATGCTGCTGATGGAGAATCTGAGGAGTACAACCGAGGATATGGTGACGCATACGCTGCTGCTGAATGTGCCACCTTCAAAACAATACAACAAATGTTAGGAGAATAACCATGAAAATTGATAAGCATTACCCAATCCCGGGCGTTGTTGACGCTAAATCTATTGTTAAGAAAATGAAGCATGGAGACTCTGTGCTGCTAAAAAATAACCAGCAAGCAGAATGCTTCAGGTATCAGATCAGAAGATGCAAAGGCTTTAAAGTTGTAGGCCGCGCTGAAGACAAAGGCTACCGCATATGGAAGGTGAAGTCATGAGCGTATGGAAGACTCTGTCAGCTATCGACTGCTCGAAACATGTTGAGAAGAAGGGCAACTTGTCCTATCTATCATGGGCATGGGCATGGCAAACGCTGATGGAGCATTACCCTGATTCAAGCTACACGTACTGTCCTCCCTCTTTTCTTGAGAATGGCACTTGTGAAGTCAGCGTATCAGTCACGGTAAAAGATAAAACACACAGCATGTGGCTTCCGGTCATGGACAATAGATCCAAGAGCATTGTCAATCCCACTACCCGCGACATTTCTGACGCCCGTATGAGAACCCTCGTCAAGTGCATCAGTATGCATGGATTAGGCATCTACCTGTACGCCGGTGAAGACTTGCCAGAAGCAGTACAGGATGCTGTGGTTACCAGTGAGCAAGCAGCACAACTCAAGTCTCTGCTGGAGATTACCGAGTCAGATGTGGAGAAGTTCTGTCAGGTATTCAAGTGCAGCACTGTTGACCAAATGAGGGCGGTGCAGTTTGATCAGGCACTGTCAGCACTGAAGCGTAAAGAGGCTAGGCCGTGAACCTGATATGCCCATCGTGCGATGATGCGCTAGGCGTGAGCTGGGCTGAAAGTGAAGACGTAAATTATGAGTACAAACTGCAAGGTACTTGCGTTGATTGCTACATAGATGTCATTGCATATGTGCCCACTCAACGTTACGTCAAAGAAAATGATGCGATAATAAGTGAGCAGGTGCGTAACCAATGCAGATTTTAACTTGTGAGCAAGGCACTGAGGAATGGCTGGCGGCTAGGCTAGGACGGCCTAGTGCTAGTCAGTTCCATAAACTAATCACCGCTACTGGCAAGCCAAGCTCCTCTGCTGATGGGTACATCAACACCCTGATCGCTGAAAGGATACTGGGTTATTCTGAGCCTGTATTTGTGTCTGAATGGATGACACGGGGCAATGAGCTTGAGCCAGACGCACGGGCATTGTACTCACTGATTACTGATACTGAGGTCGAGGAGGTAGGATTTATCCTTGATAACTCAGGTGAGTTCGGCTGTAGCCCTGATGGTTTGGTTGCAGAGGGTGGGGTAGAGTTCAAGTGCCCAGCGCCCCACAATCATATAGAATGGAGCCGCAAGGGAGTGTGCCCGTCAAAGCATTATGCTCAGGTTCAGGGGTGTATGTGGATAACTGAGCGTGATTGGTGGGATTTTATGTCCTACCACCCAGAGATGAAGCCCTTTATTGTGCGTGTTGAGCGCGACCAGGAGTTCATCGACAAGCTGGCCGAACAGGTTATACTGGCCGTTACTGAAATTATTTCCGAAGTGAGGAATTTG